CTGGGGTTGAAGTGAAGTACTTGCCTTGTTAACGTAAGGCACACTATGCGCATTCGCTCATAGTGCCAGGTAGTCCTGGACTTCGAAGATTTCAGGAGGTGGTTGTTTTGCATATGCTACCAAGCATATGGAACTACTAGGAGGTCTCGAATGCGAGAACTTACATTCACAAGGGAGAGATCCACTTCTAACCTCGTGCCAACCCATGTTAAATGGATTAACACGACTAAGAATGGCGTCGCAACGACTGATGGGCCCTACACACGTGGTGTGATAGGTGACTCAAAGGTAGTGTACGATGTGACAGGGAACAATTTCCAGTCACGCCGAAAGCGTGGGGAGATTGTCATGTCAGCTTTCCACTTGGAACGGTACGCGCGGTCAATGGTACCTTGTGCACTAGAATATACCGTACCTGAGTACGACAATCTAGTGCAGAGGTTTATCGGAGACTTGGCGTATACCGCTGATAGTGAAAGTTTGTACCCTAGCCCGTATGAGCGAGTGTCCGAAGCGGACATTGGCTTAATGGCAGACATCGCCTTAGTTAAAGCTACTGCTAAGATGAATGAACCTGCCGTGGTTACTGGCGAAATAGCGTCCGACTTAGTTCCTACGCTGGGTATGCTGAAGAGTCCGTTTAAAGCCTCTCGCGAATTGATCAAAAAGATCAAGGCTTCTGTAAAGAAGAGCGATTGGGTTTACGGGTCTGACAGGAAAATGGGTTATAAAGCTATGGCTAATGCCTGGCTTGAATACCGTTACGCCTGGAAGCCCCTGATTATGGATGTGCAATCCATTGCACAGGAGGCCGGCGATCTCGCCGCGCGCCGTAATCAGCGACTAGTAGCAAGGGCCTCTCAAGTGCGCACGTGCAACTCTCAGCGTGAAGCCTTGAAGGCCAATGTTGGCGCCGGCTACTCAGCCGACGTTTTGGGGTCACTGAGTCATTCAGTGGCAGTGCATGCGGGAGTGATTTATGAGATTTCAAATCATAACTCCGCTCAGACAGGTGTCACGAAGCTCGGCTTACAACTCCGAGATATTCCTGCGACTGCCTGGGAACTTCTCCCGTACTCTTTTGTTGTTGACTGGTTCGGTAATGTTGGTGACTGGTTACAGGCGATAACGCCTCAACCGTCCGTGACCCCTCTCGGGTCATGGGTTACTGTCGTCAAACGTTCGACACAGCGTACTGCTGTATCTAACGTTGAGGCCATTGGTTATCGGCCTATTATCGAGTGCGGTAATGGTGGTTCTTCTGAAATTACTAAGAACATCGTTACACGCTACCCAAACCCGTCAGTGGCAACTCACCCAGTACTGTTACGTAAACCTGTATCAGTACTACATCTAACTGATGCGTTATCTCTTACCGTTGGTAATATAATTACCGGTTTAGGAGATTTACGACATTAGTCGCACCGGAGGTGCAACATGGGACTGAAAACAATGTCCACAATACGCGGCGCTTCAGCAACAATCACTGTAGCGGGCGGATCTGCCCTGGTTTTCGCCGAAGACGGCGTAACCGTTCCAAATGGTCTTCATCTTATGGTACCCGGAGATTCCGATTACCAGACACGTAGACAATGTACGGTTAAATACCGTCCGCCTACGTTGGATCCGAAGACTGGCGTGTATGGAAAAGATAAGAAAGGCGTAACACTAGTCTTTCCTATGTCTCTTTCGGACGGCCGTGTAGTGTTTAATACACTGCGGCTTGAGCGCGAAGTCCACCCATCTTTTGAACCTGAGCAAGCTGCCGATCTCTTACGAGTCGGAGCCCAAATTCTCTGGGGAACTGATGCGGCCGATTTCTGGGCAAACGGTTCTTTGAGTTAATCTCAGAATCGCCCACAACCTTCTTAAGACCATTGGAGGTCCTATGCAGAAACGTTCGAAAACCGCTGAGAAATTCTCAGTGGACAGGATGATGACAAGAGTTGCGTCATCACTGGTCAGTGATTTCCAAGATAACCTAAACGATCCTAGCTTTTGCAGTGATTTTCAGCGCGAGGTTGCGACTGAAAACATTGCTGGGATTCGTCGGTTATGTCCTGCGCCTGATTCTGAGACTGATGTAGCGCGCTATAAAGCGGCATATCAGCTAGGATCAGTAGTCAAGAGGTATAGATTCAGTAATGATATCTATAGTGATCAAGAGTTAGTTGAAACTGCTGTCAAGGGTTTCAAGGACACTCAAGATCGTCTTGCAAAAGTCAACCTTGACTCATTGCCTGCATCAGCGCAATGGGTTCTCGAGTTGGCTGCAAGATACGTCGCCCAGACGTTGGGCCCGTATTGCGATGAAGAACATCGCGACCTCTGCAGGTTTGGAAGGAAGGCGTCCGTAGGGATCCCGGCGCGGTTGGCTTGTGAAGCTGCCCGCTGGGAACTCCCAATTACCGGCTCCTGTGAACAAATCAAATGGTTCGACTCAGAAATGAGCGAAATTGAGTCCGTCCAGGATTACTGGCGAGCTCAAAAAGGCAGTGACCCAACGCGGTCCACCTACCATGCGATTGATCACCTGACGCTGTCGCTAGTCCCTAAGTCGTTTAAGTCTCTACGCGCGATAATGCCCAACTCAACAATAGGCTCATATATGAGCTTTGGGTTGGGTGAGATTATGCGGAAAAGACTTAAGAGGGTTGGCTATGATATCAAGACGCTTCAAAAACGTCACCGACATCTAGCATCTCAAGCATCTGTACATGGATTGTACACGACTGCTGACTTGTCAAGTGCATCGGATTCTATTACCGTTGCACTTGTGGAGCGACTCTTCCCTTCTGATTGGTTTGCTATATTACAGCAATCAAGGATAGGAAATGTTCTCCTTCCTGATGGATCCATTGTACAGAGTGATACATTCTGTACTATGGGCATTGGGTACACGTTCCCTCTACAAACGCTTGTCTTTCTGGCTCTACTGCACGCTATCCAGGCTGTTTTGTATAAAGCCAACGATAGACGACTCATTTCTGTATATGGTGACGATATGATCTATGCCACTCGTATGCATGATGAGGTCGTTTTTATGATGCAGCAGTTTGGCTTCGTCTTTAATGTTGACAAGACATTTTCGACTGGCCATTTCAGAGAGTCCTGTGGAGGTGATTACTTCCACGGGGTGGACGTTCGTCCGTTTCAACCACGAAACGGATCGGCGGTCGTAGGGAAACGATCCTACGAGGCCATACTCTACAAGTACGTCAACGGTTTGTTGGCGCGCTGGTCTGAGTATGAGATTGGACGTACACTTAACTACCTCGTTTCAGAGATTGAACAGATTTCGGGATGTTGCAAAATAGTCCCTTCTGTGCACTCTGATGACGCTGGTATTAAGTGTCCTTCTCTCACGCATTGGCAATTTTTATTGCGTGCTCGAGTCGCCTCACCAGTACATTTGGGTCATGGTGTCTACCGATTCTCGTATCTTAGGCTAGTTGCCGACGAACGAGAGGAGGTTAGACATGAACCTTATTACTGGCTGGGACTTCGCGGAGGCTCTCCTGCAGTCGATTATTCTTCTGCTGGACAGCTTCGAGAAGCTCGTAGCCCTCTACTCGACATTGTAAATCGCGTAGTGGGGGTTAACGAGAATGAGACTCCCTTAATTACAAGGGATCTCCAACCAATCAAGACATTCAGGAGCGAACTCTCTGGATGTCGCCTACGCCGACAATCTACTTTTGTGACTATAAGTCACACCGGTAGGTACACGCGGCAGTCCGGGACCTCAAGGTTTGAGGACCGTAGATGACCTGTGCTCGGCACGGTTATGAAATCTCATCTCTAATCAAGATGAGTGCTACACACATGCAG